ACTGGACAGCTCACCGGAAGCCGCGCAGATTTAATGATTCTAGACGACATTGAAGTTCCTGGTAACTCAATGACAGAAATGATGAGAAGCAAGCTTCTACAATTATGTACAGAAGCTGAATCCATCTTGACACCGAAGGACGATAGCCGTATTATGTATTTAGGTACGCCGCAAACCACGTTTACGGTGTACAAAAAGCTAGCTGAGCGCAACTACAAGCCACTTGTGTGGCCTGCACGTGTGCCTCGCAAGATGGCTAACTACGAAGGGGTTATTGCACCGCAACTGCAAGAACAAATTGACAACGGAGCAGAACCCTGGAGTGTAACTGACCCTGACCGATTTAGTTCCGATGATCTACTCGAACGTGAAGCGTCTATGGGACGCAGCAACTTCATGCTTCAGTTCATGCTCGACACGAGCCTGTCTGACGCGGAAAAGTTCCCCCTTAAGAACGCTGACCTTATCGTCACTAGCGTTAACCCTACCAGTGCTCCTGACAACATGGTCTGGTGCTCAGACCCGACCAAATGTCTCAAAGAACTCCCAACTGTCGGACTACCTGGAGATTATTTCTACGGTCCAATGCAGCTCCAAGGAGAATGGGGTCCTTACAACGAGACAATATGCTCGGTTGACCCGTCGGGTAGAGGATCGGATGAGACAGTTGCAGCTTTTATCAGCCAACGAAACGGTATCATGTACCTGCACAACATGCGTGCTTACACGGACGGATACTCAGACAAAACGTTACTGGACATTCTAAAGGGTTGCCGTAAGTATGGTGTGACTACGTTGTTAATTGAATCCAACTTTGGTGACGGCATCGTTGCTGAGTTGTTCAAAAAACACATGGCACAAACAAAACAAGCGGTAGCTATCGAAGAAACACGGGCTAACGTGCGTAAAGAAGACCGTATTATTGATACACTAGAGCCTGTGCTTAACCAGCACCGATTGGTGGTTGATAAGTCCGTTATCGAGTGGGATTACGCGTCTAACCCAGACACAGCACCTGAAAAACGACTAGAATACATGCTTTTCTACCAGATGAGCCGTATGTGTCGTGAAAAAGGTGCCGTTAGACACGACGACCGCATTGATGCCCTAGCACAAGGCGTCAAATACTTTACCGACATCCTTTCTGTGTCAGCACAACAAGAGATCATTAACCGTAAACGTGATGAATGGAACGACATGATCTTGAATTGGGAAGATGACCTAGAATGCTTTGCAAATCACATGGTTTTTAACATGAATAGAGAGCAAAGACAGCAAGCTAGAGGCAACTCTCAAAACGGTGTTGACAACTGGGTTTAGCCAGCTCCCTGCCTTATACAGGGGGAAGGGTGGACCCTCTGTACCGGGGACTCTTCGGAGTCCCTTTTACTTAGACCACCGCAGTAACTAGATTACTAAGACAACTTTTTTATTTTTTAATACAAGCCGCGACGGCTAAAACACTTTTACTACTGTATGTCCACCGTTAAACTCATCCACTACACCCAGGATGGAGATGATCTAGTGTCGTATATGGCACGTGTATCAAACCCCGATAATCAAAACAACACTGAGACCAGTGCTAAATTGATTAAGTATCTTATTAAACACCAACACTGGTCACCATTTGAGATGGTCAGTATGTGTGTAGAAATCAATACCACACGGTCTATCGCAGCTCAAATACTGCGTCACAGATCATTCAGCTTTCAAGAGTTTAGCCAGCGTTATGCTGGGGTAACCGGTAAACCTAACACCCTTAGTGTACGTCGTCAAGATCACAAGAACAGACAAAATAGTATTGATGACATTGATGATTACACAAAACAAGACTTTCAAATAAAAGCAAGTCAAGTATACGATATGGCATACAAGCTGTACGACGAGATGCTGGCCGCTGGGGTGGCTAAAGAGTGTGCTCGTGAGGTCTTACCCCTAAGCACGCCTACAAGGCTGTATATGCACGGTACATTGCGGTCCTGGCTGCATTATACTGGGCTAAGATGCGCTAACGGGACACAGCTTGAGCATCAACAGATTGCACAACAGTGTCGTGAGCTGATTGAGCAGTGTTTTCCGCAGGTTTACGCAGCATTATGATTGTTTGGTCCGTTGTGTGGATGGTGGTTGTACTGCTTATAGCTGTGTCTTACATCATCTACAAGGTCTTAAATTTTGACACAAATGTCTGAAGCCTATTAGCGTAGGAGCAGGTCGCGGATACCCCCCGGTGGGGGTGCGTAATGCAGGAAAAAACGGCGACTCCCCAGTCATACCAAGCGGTTTAGCCCGGTATTTTGCTGTACTTAGCCGGGCTAACCGGTAAGCCGCAGTGTGACTTGGTGACAACGTGCGCGAATCTTACTACCGCGCCCGCGCATGACACGCGGGTATCAATCTCGCGCGATCTGTCGGCCAGCTTAACCTACGGTTATCAATCAGCACGACACCGATAAGCAACGATGATAACCATTGCTATCACTGCGATCTGATGGGGTGATGTGACACTGCTGCCACCGACCACCGACCTTGCCGTGTATGCTGGATTCTGATGTCTGATTTGAAGGTCTTGATCTCGACTCTCCCTGTTAAGGGGGAGGAGAGTCTCGATCTTCAACCATCAGACACAGCCGGTGTCCCTTCAGGCTGCCTCAACGAACCTTGACAACTGCATAACTCGTTGCGACGGTACGGTGTAGTCATCTACACCAAGCCGTAGAGCCTGGAGGTGCTTGACCAGTTGGCCGGCCAGGATGTTACAGTGTGTGACGGTTACACCGTCAGCCGCAGCGCCTCATGCGGCATACAAGTATGCTCAAGGCACAGGGTTGTACCGATGCGACCCGCACTACATATGCACATCGGATAGGCAGACACGTGAGCGTCCTGCTGGGTGCAAGGTCCCGGCACTGTCATTGCTACACCTTCAAGGTCGTAGCCATTGTTCACATTGTTTCATTCATTTCATGTTCACTTATTCTGCAACTCGTACATCTGCTGCTTGTCAGTTCGTTCACGTTGACCTGCTCCGTGGCGTAGCCACTGTGTCGTTCAAGAACGGTAACATGTACGAGTACAAGAACGTGTCTCGTCGTGCTATCGCTAGCCTTATGGCTAACCCTAACATGTCGCTTGGGTTCTGGGTCAACCACAACCTGCTTGACACTGCTCGCACCAGCTACAAGGTGCTGCCTGACTACGCTACTGCCTGACAGGCACAGCTCACGGGATCATAGCCCGCTGCCAGGTGCAATGCCTGGCATGAGCCTGACACTTAGGTGTCAATGTTCCATTGCTTACACACACACATGTACAACGTGTCACCTATGTTCGACGCACTTGCTGAGCGTTTCGATGACATGGACGAGATCAAGGACGTGGCCGAGTATGGCTGCGCTGCTGGTGTCTCCGACTTCATCTATTCGTCAGAACTTGCTGAGTTCTATGACAAGTACGAGGACGAGATTGAGACAGAACTTGATAGTCTCGGTCTCACATATGCTGACCTCGTAGACACTACCGACTTCTGGACCTTGCAAGAATGCAAGGAGAAAGCTGTATGGTGTGTCGTTGAGATGTACTGTCATCAGCGTGTCGATGCAGCCTGTGCTGTAGCCTGATCCGTTCAAGCGGGTGGCAAGGTGCGAACCCTTGCCCAGGTATTGCCCACGCACTGAGCGGGGCTATGTATTATCATGGACAACATGAACGCTTACCAACTCAAGCAAGCTGATCCCAAGTACACGGCCTTCGATCAGAAGATCAGGGACGCACATCAAGAGAAGCGACGGATCAACACCAAGCAATGTGTTGCAATGCGTGAGGTGTGCCAACTCAATCATGCACTGGACCTGGTGCGTCAGAAGTCCTGGGACTTTGAGTCAACACCTGCCAAGACTGACAAGGTGCTCGAAGAAGCAACAGGCTCCGACGGAGAGGGTTGGTTCTGGACTTATCACAATGCAGGTGAAGAGATTGAGAAGACCATGATTCAGAAATGTATCAGGGTCGCAAACCTCGCTGCTGATTATGATGTCCAATCTTTACGTATCAAAGGTTTGCTTGCTAAGCAGAAAGAGTACGGCGACAAACTTGTACAACAACACAAAGAAAAGGAGGCTACTGCCTGATGTTTATCATCTCACATGGACCTGACGAGGAGTGGTTCACCTCAGAAGCAGAGGCAGTTGATGCTGCCTTTGACTGGAGTGTAGAGACAGGTGGTGATACCATCACCGTGTCTCGTGTACACAACGGACAAACATTTCCACACATGGAGGTATTCGCCTAATGCGTAAGATCGAACGTCTGATGATTGACGCCGTCAAGAACTGCAAGGACTGGCGTCTTGATAACACCGAGGTGTTGTACTCACCATCACGCAAGGTGTCATGTGTATACTTACACAACAACCTGATCGCTACAATTAGCGAGGATGATGTTGAGGTGTATGATGGTGGTTGGCAAACCAACACTACCAAGTCACGTCTCAATGCTATCATCAACGGATTGTGTGATGGTTACAATCAAGGTATCTATCAACACAAATATGTATGGTACATTCATGATGACAATGAGGGTAGACAGCGCAGCATAAACGCTGGCTACATTCACACTGACATCCCGTTCGAGCACGGCTATCGTTTCAATCGTATCAAATGATCCACACTGACAAGTATTACTCACAGCCTACTGTGTTCAAGCTCACTACATGTCTCGAAGACAAGTACGTACAGCTGGACACACATGGTAATGTGTCAAAGATGCAAAGCATCACAGGTAAGATAGGCAACACGTTCATGCGTGCTGTGTCCTATGTATCCAACAACGCTGCTGCTTACCCTGACAAACTATGAGAATCGCACTACTCGCACTCACTGTATTTGTGGGATCATACATTGGTCTCGCAGGTATAGACAACTTCAAGGACATGCAAGACAAACGCATGGCCGCATACTGTCAAGCTGATCCTTCACTCTGCAACAAATGATCTGGTCTGAATCAAACATTATCTTTGCCATCATTGGTATGGTAGGATTGTTCAGCACTGCTGTTATCTGGCAGCGTGCCAATCGTATCACCGGGAGGTACTATGGAAAAAAGTAAATCACTAGATGATAATTACTTTATTAAGAATGCCATCCTTTGTTGGCTGCACCACTATGGTGATCAAGGTCACAGATGGGATGACATCTATAAAGAGTTAGCTCAACGTGACACATACATTAACATGGAGTCTAATGATGCAAAGCCCAAGCCACGTCCAGCCAGACGACGCAAGCCCAAGGTCACAGCAACCGATTGATCTTTCACACTCACCATTGCGTGAGTACGAGGTCACCCTGTCAAGTGGCGAGATAATGTACATACTCGCCGCCAATTCTGAAGAAGCCGCATGGGATGCTTTAGAATTGTCCATGGACAGACAATGTAAACTGACTAACGTAAGACGCACCGATGAGTGGTAAGAAACCCTACTTTCCAAACAACTGGAAGAAGTTCAAGGACGCACCTGCCGAAGCCTTTGTTGATCACCTCTTTGTTGAGGTCATGGACTGGAAGGTGGCAGGCTGGGAGCTACCGTCTGATGTAGCCTGTATGATCCGTGCCACCAACCTCAAGAGTGGCAAGGTCAAGGAGCATATCTACAAGCGTCAGCACGCTGCTGAGGCTAAGGTCATTGACTACATGAACAAACAGACTCATGAGTTCGTTGTCTGTACTCATGACGCCATTCACTACATTCACCCCGAACAGATCGATGACGAACGCGACATTTAATTTTCTTTTGGACACTCTGATGCATGAGATTGAGATGCATCCACACCGTGACGAACTAATTCAACTGATTCGCGAACAGCAGGAGGACGACAATAGCGACACCGTTTGAGATTGACAGACAAGTCAAGCTTGAGCGGGATCAGATACGCCAAGGACTCAAGCAAATACGAGAGAACACACGCAACCTGGAGGAGCGAGAGTATGCATCCGCTAGTGTATACGGGGTGGCTTCTATTGAGCAGCTTATGCCTCTTGTGGCTGATCGTATTCGCGCCACTGGTGCATCTATAAGAGAGCGCAAGAACGGCAGGCTGTTCAAAGAGAAGATGAAGTATCTTTCAGACATTGAGCCTGAAGCTGCTGCTGCTATCTCTTGCAAGGTCACCTTTGATAAGGTGTTCAGCTACAAACCTAAATCTAACCTCGTACAGAATGTGACCGATGCAATCGGCACGGCTGTAGAAAACGAGTGTATGATGCGTTATTATGAACGTAACGTACCTGGTTTGTTGAAGTACATCAAGGACAAGTATTGGCACAAGTCATCTGGTACACATCAGAAGGTGAAGAATGTCATCACGTTGATGAACAGAGCTGATGTCAAACACTGGGAACCTTGGGGTATTCAACTGCGAATCAAACTAGGTGGTTGGTTGTTGGATTGCATCTGCGAATCATCGCACTGGTTCATGACACAACAGCGACGTGAAGGACGTAAGACCTTCAACGACATAGTGCCTACACCTGAGTTCATGGAGATCAAGGACCAGGTACTAGCCAACGCTGAGCTGTTCAGCCCGTTGGCCTGGCCGATGCTGATTGAACCAAACGATTGGACCAACGAAACTCCTGGTGGCTACTTGCTTAACGAGGTTATGCGTGGTCATCACATGGTGCGCAGGGGCAAACCCTGCCTTATACAGGGAGAAACCCCTATCAACTTTCTGAACAGGATTCAGAAGGTAGGATATGTGCTCAATGACCATGTAGTAAATGTCGCAAGGACATTTGAAGAACGTGGTATTGAAGTCGGTAAGTTTATCCCTGTCGTGAGCATACCTCTACCACCCAAGCCTCCTGATATTGCGGACAACAAAGAGTCTCGCAAGGACTATCGGAGAAGAGCTGCTGAGGTATGCAACATCAATGCACAAGCGTTCGTGAAGTCATGTCGTACAAGGATGACAATGAACGCAGTGGAGATCTTCTCAAAGTATGAGAAGTTCTATATTCCATGGTCGTTTGATTATCGTGGACGTGCTTACCCTATCCCTGCATTCTTGACACCTCAAGATACAGACTTCGGTAAGTCACTACTTAAGTTTCATGAGCAGTCGTTCATGACACCCGAAGCTGAAGCATGGCTAGCCTTTCAGGTCGCAACCACCTATGGTCTGGACAAGGCAACCATGCAAGAAAGACAGCAATGGGTAAAGGACAATCAATCTCTTATTACTCGTGTCGCAGAAGATCCTATCAGGAACTTATGTGACTGGGATGAGGTTGATGAGCCATGGCAATTCATGGCAGCGTGTGAGGAGTATCATGCATGTGTAATTGCGTGTACTAGACAACACACATCCCTGCCTGTAGCTACAGACGCTACATGTAGTGGTCTTCAGATACTGGCTGGACTTGCCAAGGACGCATCTACTGCTAAGCTGGTCAATGTCCTGCCATCTGATAAACCACAAGATGCCTACAAGGTGGTCGCAGAACAAGCTACTCCTCATGTACCGGACAGTATCAAGCCGTACATGGACAGAAAAACTGTCAAAAGGGTAGTGATGACCGTACCTTACAATGCTAAGCCCTACTCTAACCGAGGTTACATACGTGAAGCCTTGAAGGAGAAGGGTGTCGAAGTTGACAAGGATGACTTAACCGCTACTGTCAAGGCAGTACGTGATGCCATGAACGTCATTGTTCCTGGTCCCATGTCTGTCATGGCTTGGATTGAGTCGGAGGTCAGTAATGCTATTGACCGTGGTCTCACAGAGATCACATGGACAACACCATCTGGTTTCTCAGTTACACAACGGCTGATGAAACCTGACGTCAAGAACATTGAGCTACAACTACTAGGACGGTGTCAGGTAAAGGTGTCTACAGGTGACACGGACAAGGTTGATAAAGCTCACCACAAAAACGCAACAGCTCCAAACCTCATCCATTCACTTGATGCAAGCCTCCTGCACCTATCTGCGCTACGCTTCAACGCACCGATTTCCCTCATACACGACTCGGTTCTATGTCGTGCTACTGACATGTCTATTCTTTCAGACATTGTTCGTGAAACATACATGCACCTATTTGCGGAGCATGAATACCTAACCACCTTTGCCCAACAGATTGGGGCAGAGACTGACCCACCGATGTGTAACACACTAGAACCTGCATCGGTTATTGATTCCACCTATTTCTTCTGCTAAATGGCACGCAACACTATTGTGACTGAACAGCCCGTCGTTCTGGAGGGCTACCAAGCTGTGATGAAACCTGGCAAGTTTGGCTTTAGCCTCAAGGCTATCGTTAGCCAGGACGTTATTGACCAACTCGAACCTGACCGCGCTGAGTCCCTGAAGTGGGCTGAGTCTAAGCTCAAGAACCCGAAGCGTTCTGTGCTGCGACCTGAGCCCTGGGAAGAGGTGACCGAAGGTAAGTACATGGTTAAGTTCTCATGGAATGATGAGACTGCACCTCCGATTGTTGACACTGAAGGTACACCTATCACTGATTCTGATACGCCTATCTACGGTGGATCCAAGGTCAAGCTGGCTCTGTTCCAGAAGCCGTACATTCTCAAGGACGGTATCACCTACGGCACAAGCCTGAAGCTGAAGGCTGTGCAGGTCGTCTCCCTCTCCAACTCTGCCGGTGTTGACACTGGTGACATGAACGACGCTGATGTGGCTGAGCTGTTTGGCTCTACCCAAGGGTTCAAGGTCTCTGACCCCAACGTTACCCTGAAGGAAGCGGAGCCTGAAGACGACTTCTGATGGCATTCCGATCCGGTCTCGAAGAGAGGGTCGCTGACCTTCTCGTCGAACTGGGTGTTAAGTACGAGTACGAAAGCACTAAAGTCCCGTATGTAATCCAGCACAACTACACGCCTGACTTCATTCTTCCGAATGGTGTCTGGCTTGAGTGCAAGGGTTACTGGGACAGTGCCGATCGAAAGAAGATCAAGTCTGTCATTCAACAGAATCCTGACATCGATCTTCGTATGGTGTTCCAAGCACCCTATAATAAAATCTCTAAAAAATCGAAGACAACATATGCTGCCTGGTGTGATAAGCTAGGTATCAAATGGACGTCCTTCGCAAATATCCCATTGAACTGGCTCCTATGACCAGTGAGTTTGTCAGGCACATGGCCTGTCCACACTGCGGGTCGTCGGATGCAGCTAGTCTGTACGACGACGGCCACATTTTTTGTTTCAGGTGCTACACTCATACCCCTGGTGATGGCACAGACGTTATCCACACTCACCAAATGCGTGATGTCCACCTACAAGGCTCAGCCGGAAGGCTGCAGAAACGGCGTATCTCAGAAAAAACCTGTGAGTTCTTCAAAGCATACAAAGATGGAGAACAGCTACGCTTCCATTATTACAACAGCTCTGGCACGCTTGTCGGAGCAAAGATAAAAACTAAAGACAAAGACTTTCGATGCGAAGGTGAGGTCAGTACCCTGTACGGTATGCAGAACTTCCGCCACAAAACCACAAGCAAAACAAAGAAGCTTGTGATTGTTGAAGGCGAGATGGATGCATTGTCTGTATGGGAAGCACAACCGAACTGGGATGTGGTATCCGTACCCAACGGCGCAGCCGCTGCAAAGAAAGCAATCCAAAAGAATTACGAGTGGGTCAATTATTATGACAAAATCGTACTATTCCCGGACAACGATGAGGCAGGCCAGAAGGCCGCGATCGAGATGGCCGGTGTCTTACCCCCTGGGAAGGCTTACATCGGCTTTCTGGAGGGCTACAAGGACGCCTCAGACGCTCTCCAAGCGCATGACGAAGAGGCAATACGTGCAGTTTGCAACTATGATCACACTCTGTACAAGCCTGACGGTATTGTTGACGCTAAATCACTACTCGATGTAATCACAACACCCACTCCACCATCAGATCATGACTACCCATTTCAAGGACTACAATCAAAGCTTCACGGGATCCGGTACGGAGAGCTTGTCACGATTACTGCAGGATCAGGGATTGGCAAATCGTCCTTCTGTCGTGACTTATGTACTCACCTGCTTAACAAAGGAGAACGGGTCGGTTACCTGGCACTTGAAGAGTCAAACCGCCGTACAGCTCTCGGACTTATGTCCGCAGCAGTCGGACGAAGTCTCCACCTTGGAGAGCATGATCGATCTGAGCTAGTAGATGCGTTCGACAAAACTATCAACAAGTGGAATCTACACCTATTTGATGGCTTCGGGTCATACGACCCGGATCACATTTACGAACGGATCGAATATATGGCATCCGGTCTTGAGACCCGTGTTGTCTTCCTTGATCACTTGTCTATCCTGCTGTCTGGCCTTGACGGCGATGAACGGAAGATGATCGATACCACCATGACCAAGCTGCGCTCTCTTGTAGAACGCACTGGTATCTCGTTGTTTCTTGTATCACATCTACGGAGAACTACATCCGATGTCAACCATGAAGAGGGAGCACGCGTCACGCTCGGACAGCTACGAGGATCCGCTTCTATTGCTCAACTCAGCGATGCGTGCATTGCACTTGAGCGAGATCAGCAGAGTGGATCTAAATCAGGCTCTACGACTGTGCGAGTCCTTAAAAATCGATATTCAGGCGAGGTTGGTGTCGCCTGTCAACTAAGTTACGATCTTTCTACCTGTAAATTCAATGAAACTCAAGCAGAACCAGAGTTCGACCCAACAACAGATTTCTAAACCTAACCCTCCCACGCCAGAGATGGTAGAGCGTGCACAATTTGTAGACAAAACTTACATTTGGAAACATGCTCGTATTCGATCTGGAGACTGACGGTTTTTTAGATGATGTTACCTGTGTTCACTGTCTTGTCATCTACGACTCGGAAACTGACGAGACCATTTGCTACAACGATCAAGGCTCTTGCGAACCGATCTCCCGTGGTGTGCAGCGTCTTGAGGATGCTGAAATCATTGCCGGACACAACGTTATCGGTTACGACATACCTGTGCTCCGTAAGATTTACGCGTGGTTCAGCCCCACCGCCTTGGTTGTAGACACACTGCTTCTGTCACGCCTGTTCCACACCGACATGCTTGATGTGGATCGTAAGCACAAATGGAAGCACATGCCTCTGCAACTGCAGGGACGGCACTCACTCGAAGCCTACGGCTACCGCCTGGGCGAGTACAAGGGCAGCTTCGGCAAAGAGGCTGACTGGAAAGAGTGGAGCCAAGAGATGCAGGACTACTGCGTCCAAGACGTCAACGTTACAGTAAAACTATGCGACCATTTCCACCCTTACCTGATTGGGTCGCGCTAGAACATCAAGTTGCACAGATCCTCACCCAACAACAACTGCATGGATGGTATTTTGACACAGAGGCTGCATGGAAACTTGCATCTTCTCTCAGAACAGAACTTGAAGAAACTTATCAGTTAC